CATGGACAACCTTCTCGGATTTAGCCCCGTCAACGACCAGCCGGCGATGCGGCCGGCCGTTCAGCCCGCGCCACAAGGCGGCGGCCTCGGGGCTTTCTTCCGCGATCCTGCGATGCTGGAAAACCTTGCGCTTGCGTTCAACACGATGCGGCTTACGCCTGATCCCGCTTTGGCTCAGTTGATACAGGGCCGTCAGGAGCGCAGGGAGACGAGGGCAACCCGCAACCGCACGGTGGAGTTCCTGCGCCAACGTGGCCGCAATGATCTGGCCGACGCGGTGGAAAGCGGTGCGATTGATGCCCAAACGGCGGCCGCGCAGGTTTTGACACCGACGCAGCCGACGAAAGGTATTGCAGTCGGTGAAAGGATCGTCGACCCCGTAACGGGTCGTGTTATTTACGAGCCGACCGGGGTTTCTGCCGTGAAACCTGAGGACATCGCCAATGCCCGCAAAGAGTTTACAGCTTTGCCGGCCGTCAAAACATTTGCCGATCAAACATCTTCTTACGGCCGCATCATCTCTTCCGTTGAAGACCCGTCGCCGGCTGGTGATCTGGCTTTGATCTTCAACTTTATGAAAGTTCTCGACCCCGGCTCGGTGGTTCGCGAAGGCGAATTTGCCACGGCAGCAAATGCCGGCGGCGTCGACGAGCGTGTTCGCGGGCTTTACAACAGGGTGATAAGTGGCGAGCGGCTGACGCCTGAGCAACGCGCGGACTTTGCAGACAGGGCGACCCGCCTCTACAGCGGCGCGCAACAGCAATATCAAAAACTTGCGGATCAATATGGCAGCTTTGCCCGCGCCGCTGGCCTTCCCGTTGAACAAGTCATTCCAGACTTTGGCTACAGCGGTGGCCTATATGAAAAGCCCCTTGAGTTTAGGCGACCGCCTCCTCCTACCGGCGTTACAGAGCAAGATTGGGCGCTGGCTTGGTCAAACATGACCGATGAAGAGCGCAGACAATTTCTTGATAGGGGTGACCGCTAATGGCTGACATGACCGAGAGCCAGCGCAGAGCCTTTGAGGCATCTTTGCAGCGGGCGCAGGCCGCCGCTGCGACTCGCGCAGAGGTTCCTACGTAAAGAGTGCGCACTGCGGCGCAGGGTCTGACATTTGGCGTGGCAGATGAAATTGAGGCGCGTGCCATCTCGCTGACAACCGGGCGGCCTTATCGGGAGGTGCTTGATGAGGTGCGCGGTAAGATAAAGGCGTATCAGGAAGCGCGCCCGACGGAGGCTCTAGGCGCTGAAATCGCTGGAGCAGTTTTGCCCGGACTATTCACTGGAGGCGCTGGTCTTGCCGCGACAGGCGCCCGCCTTCTCCCCCGCGTCGGCCGGGCCGCCGCTGTTGGCGCCGCAGAGGGTGGCCTTTATGCTTTTGGGACTGGTGAGGGCGGGTTTGGGGAGCGCATGGCCCGCGTCCCCGGCGGCGCGATTGCCGGCGGGATTGCTGCGCCAATCGCCGGTGAGGCGGCTGCTCTGGCAATGCGCCCGGCGCAGGCTGTCATTGATATCGCCCGCCGCAGACTTGGCGGCAGAGGCGCCGCTTCCGTTGAGCGTGAACTTCAGCGCCTTCAGCAGGAAAGCGGAAAAACCGTTGATGAGATTGTGGCAGACATAGCCGACGGACGCATCATGGCTGAGAATGCCACACTTAGAGATGCGGTCAGGGCATACAGAGCGGCCGGCGGCGAGGGCGCGACAATGCTGCGCGAGTCATTGACCATGCGGCCCCAAAAGACCCGCGAAGAGGCGATGGCCGAAATTCAGCGGTATCTTTCGGATGTGCAGGACGAAAATGTACTGCGCGGGGTAAGACGCAGCGAGGAGCAAGCGCGGGTCGCCGAGCGTGCTGCCTATGGTCAATTCGAGACGCAAATGGCGCCCCCTGACGTTGTAGCGGAACTCGCAGAGGCGTTGCGCCGAGTTCCGGGGGCATCCGGTGAGGTCGCGACTGCGCTTCGGGCCAGAACCGGAGAAAGCCCGTTCTTTGAAGTCCTTGAAGATGGGAGTTTTAAGTTCACGAGGGCGCCGACCCTTATGGAGGCTGAAAGGGTCCGTCGCGCCATCTCGAACTATGCGACTCGCCTTTATCGAGAAAGCCAAGGCGGCGCAGGCGAAGAGGTTGCCGGCGTTGGCGAGCGCCTGCGTGGCGCCATTGATGTATCGGTTCCGGAAATGGCAGCAACGCGAACGCAAGCTGCGACTGTCAGAACCGCGCGGGATAGCTTCACGCAGGGGCAAACTATTTTCGGAAAATCTTCGGATGAAGTCGAGGTTGAGTTCGACAAGATAGCCGGCATGGGCGACGAGGCGCTAAGGTCATTCCGCGCGGGCGTCATGGATGCGCTGCGCCGCAGAATGGAGACAGGAAGCCGCAAGAGCATGATGGGCAAATTGTCTGACCCCGACACAAAAGAGGGTCGGATTCTACGGACAATCTTCCCGCAAGATGAACTTCCGGCGGTTCTTGCCCAGATTGAGCGCGCGGCTGAAAGTCAGGCCGCATCAACCGCCATCTTGGGCGGATCTCCTACGGCAATCACGTTGCAGCAAATACAGCGGCAAGGCGTAGATTTGTCGATGGAAGATTTGTCTGCTGTTATGAGCGGAGACCCGGCTGGCATCGTTCGGGCCGGCACAAAGCTGGTTGGTGGAATGACGCGCGGGCTTACAGACGCACAACGCAAGAGGATCGTCGAGGTCCTGGTTTCTGAAGATCCTGCTTTCGTTGAGCGCGCTTTGCGCGATGAAAGCGGCATGGCTATGCTACAGCAGGCTGTAAACAGGCTTGCGAGCGGGCTTACGGCCGGCGCGCAGCGTGGCGCAGTTGTTCCTGCCGCTGGCCTTGGCGCCACAATGACCGGCGGCCTTCTGGCTCAATGAGGTAAGACATGGAAGAAGAAATCGACCTGATCCTCGGAATCACGCCAGAAGTTGAAGATGTTGTTGAGCAGGGGCCGCAGCGTCTCAGCATGGACGACATTGAGAGCATCGTCAGCCGCGCGGTGGACGATGCCGTCGATTTTGTCGAAGGCGACATCGCGCCGGTCAGGATCAAGTCGCAGGACTACTACGACGGCGAGGTTGATATCGGCTTCGAGATCGGCCGCAGCCGGGTTGTCGCGACCCGCGTGCGGGATACGATCCGGGCTATCAAGCCTAGCCTGATGCGGATTTTCCTGTCGTCGTCGCGGTTTGTCGAATACATCCCGCGCGGGCCTGAAGATGTCCAGTTTGCCGAACAGGCGACTGAGTACATGCACTGGAAGTTTCAGGAAATCAATGGCTTCCGCCTGCTGTCAGACGCTTTCCATGACGCGCTGGTTAAGAAGACCGGCATAATGAAGGTCTACTGGGAAGATGTAGATACCTCGAAAATCTACACTTTCAGCAATCTGAATGACATGCAGTATCAGGCGATCATACTCGACCCGGATGTCGAGGTGATCGAGCACAGTGAGACTGTGGAAGAAGTCGAGGTCATGGCCGATGGCATGGATATGGCCCAGCCGCCGACCACCCGGCATGATCTAAAGGTTATCAAGCGCAGCACGCGGGGCGAGTTGCGTGTTGTCAGCGTGCCGCCGGAAGAGTTCTTCATCGACCGAAACGCGCGCTCGATTGACGACTGCTATGTCTGCGGCCATCGCACCGACATGCGGGCTGGCGACCTGATCGCGATGGGCTATGACCCTGAGATCATCAATGGCTTGGACAATTCGTCTGACCAGTTGATCGCGACAGAAGAGAACGAAGCCCGTCGCGGGTATGCGACAAACATCGACGAGACCGAAGACCCGGCTGACCCGTCCATGAAGAAGGTTCTGGTGACGGAAGCCTACATGCGGATGGATGTCGAAGGAACCGGCGTCCCGATGCTGCATCGGATCGTGCTCGGCGGTTCTCGCTATGAGTTGCTTGAGGTTGAACCGGCCGACGAAATCCCGTTTGCGGTGTTCGAGGTTGATCCCGAGCCGCACACATTCTTCGGCAAGTCTGTCGCCGATCTGATCCGCGACGACCAAGATGCGTCGACGGCTATCTTGCGCGGCATCCTTGATAACGTCGCGATGGTCAATAACCCGCGTGTTGCGGCCGTCGATGGTCAAGTTGATATCGACGATTTGCTGAACAACGAAATCGGCGCCATCGTCAGGATGCGTGCACCGGGCATGGTGCAGCCTCTTGAGGTGCCGTTCTCGGCGGGCCACGCGCTGTCGGCTCTGCAATACATGGACGCCCAGATCGAGTACAAGACGGGCGTCAGCCGGGCGTCTATGGGGCTTGACCCTGATGCACTACAGTCGACCACGAAGGCGGCTGTTACGGCCACCGTGCAGGCGGCGGCTGGTCAGGTCGAGACGATGGCCCGCAATCTTGCGGAAGGCGGGATGCGCAAGCTGTTTTCGCTGATGCTGCGTTTGATGGTCAAGAACGCTGACGGCGAGCAGATCATGCGCTTGAACGGGCGCTTTGTGCCTGTTGACCCGCGCGTCTGGAATACGGACA